TGCTGGCGGGAGCGGTACGACGAGGGAGACACGCCCGAGGAGGCCCTCCACGGCGACGCGGAGAATTGGGAGGACGACGCATGAGCTTCGTATTCCTCGGCGAACGGGACGTCCTGATCCGCAAGCGATGCCGATGCGCCGGATGCCTGCTTTGGTACGGGCCGGGCACGCGAATCCGGAAGATCAAGCAGAAGATTTACGGAGCATTCGCGGTGACATGCCTTTGCCCGACATGCGTCGCGGTCATCAAAGAGTCGCCGGACTGCTACGACGAGTACGGCGACGGCGAAGTCCGGGACGATCCCGATTGGGAGGCGATCCGGGTCGGACACGGTTACCCTATGGGGGACGACAACAAATGAGCATGCCCGCACATGACGGACCCGACGACGACGAATTCTCGATCCCGCTCGGCCCGAGCGACGACTTCTCCAACCCGATCGTTCACCAAACCGACGACGACGACGCCGACGTCGGCCCGCGCGGGTCGTCGGCCCCACCGGCGGACAGGACGGCCGAGGAGGCGAGAGGGGAGGCGAGATGATTGCCTGGTTGACCGTCGGCAACAAAAAATTGGGCGGCAGGATCGAAGCGTGGAAACGCACCGTCGCGATCATCGGCGAAGACGTCTACGCGCCCGCGATCCTGGGGGGCGACGAAGCGGCCGTCGCCCGCGTCGCGACGATGGAGGGAGTTCGCATGCTCCGGAACGACGACCACGTCTACCTGCCGACGTGGTGGCTGGCGTCCCATTATCCGGGCACGGCGGATCTCAGCCGGATGCTGGAAAGCAGGGCGAAACCAATGCTCGCGGCCATGCTCGCCCAACGGAGGGACGCATGAGCATCAGGACGATCACCGTCATGCAGCCCTACGCGAGCTTCATCATCCACGGCGACGATTCCGGCGACCGCAAGGACGTCGAGAACCGGACGTGGCCGACGAACCATCGCGGCCCGCTGCTCATCCATGCGGGCGTCGGACAAAGATACATCCGAACGCGCGGATTCAATATCGCCCGAGCCTCCGAATTCGTTTTCGGCGCGATCGTCGGGGTTGTCGACGTGACGGAGTGCTTCGGCCTGATCACCCATCTCGACGCGCTGCGCGGCCCACGGCCGGACGATCTCCGCTGGGCCGTCGGCCCCTGGTGCTGGCGGCTCGCGAACCCCCGCCCGCTCGCCAAGCCCGTCCCGTGCAAGGGCAGGCTCGGACTGTGGACGCCGGACGCGGAGACGATGCGGGCCGTGATGGAGCAGATCGGGGACGGCCGCTTCGACGTCCGGCGAGACACCATGACGGTCGTCCAGCCGGAAGGGGGGAAGGCGTGAGCAAGGTTCGCGCCGCGCGGCTCAAAGCCCCGTTTCCGTGGTTCGGCGGCAAGTCCATCGTCGCCCCGCTCGTTTGGGAGCGGTTCGGCGACGTCCGAAATTATGTAGATCCGTTCATGGGTTCGCTCGCGATGCTCCTGGGGCGCCCGGAGCCGTGGGCGGGGACCGAGACCGTGAACGACGCCGATGGGATGGTGGCGAATTTCTGGCGAGCCGTCCGCGCCGATCCGGAGGCGACCGCTCATCACGCCGACTGGCCGGTCAACGAGACCGATCTTCACGCCCGCCACGCCTGGCTCGTCGGCCGAAAGGAGGACATCACGCGACGACTTGAGGGCGACCCCGAGTGGTGCGACGCCAAGGCCGCCGGATGGTGGTGTTGGGGCGTGTGTTGCTGGATCGGCTCGGGCTGGTGCGCCGGGAACGGCCCGTGGACGGTGGTTGACGGCGAATTGATCCGCACGGGCGAGCCGGGCGGACAGAGGCGTCAACTCCCCCACCACGGCGACGCGGGCCAAGGCGTCAATCGTAAACTCCCCCACCTCGGCGGCGCGGGCCGGGGCGTCAATCGTAAACGTCAAGACATCGAGGCTTGGTTCGGTCGGCTGTCCGATCGGCTCCGCGACGTCCGGGTGTGTTGCGGGGACTGGTCCCGCGTCTGCAGCCCGGCGACGACGGTCAGGATGGGGCTTACCGCCGTCTTCCTCGACCCGCCCTACGCCGATACGGCGGAGCGATGTTCGCGTCTATACGCCACCGATTCGCTCGACGTCGCGCACGCCGTCAGGGCTTGGGCGGTCGAGCGAGGCTCCGATCCGATGATGCGGATCGCCCTCTGCGGGTACGAGGGCGAACACGACATGCCGTCCGACTGGGATTGCCTCAAGTGGAAGGCTCGGGGCGGCTACGGCTCGCAAGGCAAGGGCGCCAACGCCAACGCCAACGCGAAGCGGGAGCGAATCTGGTTCAGTCCGCACTGTCTGCGGCCGGAGGACGCGATGCCGTTGTTCGAATCACGCGACACGTAAACCCAAGAGATCCACGCATGCCGACGAGAACCAAGGTCAAGCCCAAGCCTCCCGTCCCCGCGCTTCCACCTCGCAAGCCCTGACGAAGCGTCGATTTTTTCCGAAAAGCCTCCGATCCGCGACGAATCGTTTGCGTAATGATCCGAGGCGGGGACGCGGGGCCGAACGGGGAGGACGGCGGATGCTGATATTGACGCGGCGGGAGCGCGAGGCGGTGCGGATCGGGACCGACATCCGGATCACGGTCGAACGGATCGACGGAGACCGGGTGCGGCTCGGATTCGTCGCGCCGCGAGAGGTCCGGATCGTCCGCGAGGAACTGATCGACCGGGGGCGTGAAGCGGAACGGAGGGACGCCTGAATGGGGAGGATCATCGTCGCCGTCGATGACGGCGAAGCGCGATACTACATGGAGTGGTCGTCGAATGTGGAAGCGCCGATCACCCGCGGAATGCGGTTGATGGAGTTTCTGGCCCACCACCGGGCCGAGTACGGCGAAATCGGCAATCGGCAACTCAACGACAAGCTTGATCGGGTCAACCGCCACGGGACGTCGTGCCGTCGGCCGACGTCGTTCGCCGATTTCATCGTCGGCAATCGCGCCGGACTGCACGAGACCGAGGCGACGATGGAGCAAATCGTCTCGCATTATATCCGGGGGATGCCCAAAACCGCCGGGAAGTCGCGGCGGGAGGACGACGACGCATGAGCATCAAACTACCTAAAGACGCCGTCGACCAACTCCTCGGGGCGGTGACGACGAAGCCGAAGCGGAGCCGGAAGCCGAAGCCCCGTCCGGCCCTCCCGCCGATCCCCGTCGGGGATCGCGTGGTGGGGCTGGACGTGTCGTCCACGGCGACGGGGGCGGCGGTCGTCGAGCGGACGAGGTCCGGCGTCAAGATACTCGACCTGGTGTTGTCGGCGCCCCCCGCGAAGTGGGGGGCGCCGGCGAGAGTCGACCGCATGATCGACGTCGTCATGTCGGACATCAGCGGCTTGCGGCCGGATCTCGTCGTTCTCGAAATGACCGACGGCGCGACGTGGGGCGGGCGGAGCCGAACGAACAACATCGTTCAACTCGCGATCGCGCAAGGACGCTTTTACGAGTCCGTAAGACGTCTTTACGGCGTCCAAACGATCGACGTCGTCACGTCGACCGTCTGGACGCACGGCGTGCCCAAGGGCAAGCGGGCGGCGAAACTGGCGGCGATTTACCCCGAATTGGCGGAGGCCGACAATCCGCCCGATCACGACGTCGCGGACGCTCTCGGGCTGGCGTTGTGGCGGATCTACGAGGCGGGAGAGGCGCATCAATGAGCATCGTATCGGAGTCGATTCCGAGGACGGACGCGGACAAGGCCGCGAGGTACGCGGACGCGATGGCGGAGGCCGCCAGATTTCTGACGGTGTGGGAGATGAGGCAGAGTTCGACCTATCCCGATTCGCTGATTGCCGAAGCGAAGAAGACATTGGTCCGGGCTCTCAAGGACGGCGGCGACTGGAGGGACGATGGATGAGCGCGTTTCGATTCGTCGGTTCGATCCTGGTCATGCTGGCCGCGCTCGGCTTGCTGGCGTTCGCGTTCGCGTGGGGGATGATGAGGCCATGAACGGTTACGAATTCGAGTCCGACGACGACGTTCCGCCGAACGTTTCGGTCGCCTTGGGCGCGGCGGACGTCCTTCTCGTCGGGCTCATGTTCGCCGTCGTTTCGGAGGTGGTCCGTCGCGTGTTCGCCCTTGTCCTCGGAGGCTGACGGATGGAGTGGGCTCTCTGGTTTTTTCTGCTGCAATGGCTGGTCGTCCTGACGTGGAGGCTGACGGGCCAACGCGACGAAATCGCGGACGTCAAAGACCTGCACAAGACCACGTTCGACGACTACTCGCGGCTCGAGGAGCGAATGTACGAAGTTGAATTCAGACTGCGGCGGGCGGTCGATCCGACCGAGTATCGCTTCGCGCGACGGTCGCCGTGGTGCCGTGTCGTCGACACGACCCGGACGGAGGAGGGCGCATGATCGGCAAGATCACGTTGGATGGGCTGTACAAGTTGGGGGCGAGCAGGAATTGCCCCGGTGTCGCCAAGTTCGCGGCGATGTTTCCGGACGGGGCGGAGTTGACGGAGGAGAGCCACGATCGGGCCGTGGCGGCGGGACTGGACGTCGAATGGCTGGGGTGGCGGATCTTGCCCGCCCCGGCGTTGACCGATTATCGGCGGGCCCGCGGCGCGGCGTTGGCCGATTACAAGCGGGCATGCGTTGCGGCTTGGACGGACTACCGGCGGACCCGCGACGCGGCGGTCAAGGCGGCTTTCGCGGCGACGTATTGGGCGGCGAAGGGAGGGGCGGAATGACCGCGTCGGACGTTCTCGGCGGGCTCGCCGCGTTGATCGTGGGCGGCGGGTTGATGATGATCCTGACGGGCGAGTGGCGGAGGCCGGACAAATGAACGCGGGCCGGAAGCCGAAATGCGATCACAAGCCCCGTTCCGGGCGGCCACGGAAGGTGACGGGCGACGTCGCGGCCGCCGCCCGATCCGTCGCGAAGGACGGCGCCGTGAAGGCGGAGGACGTCGCCGTGATCCTCGGATGCTCGGCGAGCTACGCCTATGCGTTGATGTTGCGGGCGTCGCGGGAGCCGGGTTGGCCGGACGGACTCAGGACGGTTCGGCGGGCGGGTTGGCGGAGGCCGTGCGAAGGATGCGGCAAGAGGATTCCCGCCGCCGGGCCGAAGCGGTGCCGGGCGTGCGCGGAGGCGTCGATCTCGCCGCCCCCGAAGGCCGCCGGGCCGGGCCGGAATCGGGAGGCGTTGAAGGCCGTCGAGACGCCGAAGGACGTCGCGGCGAAGTGTCTGAGGGAGTGGCGGGCGATGACGAGGCGGACGCGGAACACCATCAAAGGGAGGGCGTCATGAACGAGGGCGAAGACTGCTTGTTCGTTGTGGGCAAGAGCGCGGAGGCGGTGTCGCGCACGGGCGAGTTGCTTCGCGACACGCTCTCTCGTCAGCGCGCCAAGGGGCTGGCGAAGTACGGACGTCCTCTGACTCCGGACGTCGAGGTCGACGGGTTGATGGAGGCGTTGGCCGAAGTGGTCGACGCCGTCGCGTACCTTCAACACGCGGACAAGGAGGAATTGGCGTGCGTCGCGGCCGAGTTGATGACGAAGATCGCGGGGGAGATCGCGATTAGGGACATGGGAGCATTGACGTCGTGATTGTCAAATGGCGGACGTCGAAGCACGACACGACCATCGATCGCGTCGAATGCGACCATGCGACGGACTGTTACGTTGTCGTCGATGGGCGGCGGACGAGCAGGCGTCCGCACACGGATTACGCCTACCACGACACCTGGCGGGACGCGAGGAATCACCTGCGCAACCGGACGTTCGCCGCTCTGGACCGGGCGGAGCGGGACTACCGGGCCGTCCTGAACCTGACGCCTCCGGAGGGCGAATCATGAGCCCGTCCAAGTTCATGCTCCTTCGGGACGGCGACCGCATCGTGAACCGTGACGACCCCGGCCGCGAATGGGTGGTGTTCTGCTGCTGGGAGGTGTCCAGCGATGTCGCCCGGCTTGGCGATTCGCGTTTCTTTAAGGTTTACGCCTACGCCGACGGAGTCGCGATGCCCGCGATTCTGGATGCGACGTCGGCGAAAGGCTGGACGAAGGTCGGCGACGGACTGCCGGAGGGCGAATCATGAGCAAGTCCAACCCGCACGGAATCAAGCCCGGGCAGAAGCTCTGGTACGCATGCGAACTCGCCCCCGACGGCGGGTTCGAGGTCGAAGTCGCGACGACGGGCCGGAAGTGGGCGACGCTCGTCGATTTCGATCCGAAATGCAGGATGGACATGGCTACGGGCAACGTCTTTCTTGGCGATGAAGCATGGATAGGACGATGCTTCAGGACGCGGGAAGCGTTTCGAGATTGCGCGACGTTGGTCCGCAAATGGCGAAGATTTCGCGAGGACTTGCCCTATCAGGTTCCGGGCGGCCTCACGTTGACGAAGTTTCGCGAGGCCGTCGTGATTCTTGGGGTTCCGATGCCGAACGAGGATGATCGCCATGAGCATCTATGAGGCCGCCGAACGGCTTGGGCTGTCCGTCACGTCGGTCCGCCAACTCGTCGCGACGAGGCGGTCGCACAGCGGGCGCAGGTGGCGGCGGTAGTATTCGAGCGTCAGGGGGGCCTTGTCCCGTTCGACGGCGTCGAGAAATCGGTAGGCGATCCATTCGAGCGTCCGCCCGCCGTCGACCGGCCTGGCGGGCTCGTCGGCCGCGAGCAGGCGGTGGAGCCGCTTCTCGGCCTCCTTCTTCGCGCCCTTGCCCTTGGCGAGCAGCCGCCGCTTCCCTCCGATGGTTGTGTACCAGCCGTTCCGCTCCTCCCACCACCACGCCGTTGCTTTGCGGCCCATCCCCACGGCCTCGATTCCGTACCCGATTCCGTACCGTCCGTCCTTTCCGTCGTCGTAAGTCAGTGGGCAGAGCCGGGATCGAACCGGCGACACCAGGATTTTCAGTTCGGCCGTCGCCGGTGTGATCATCCCTTGCGCCGCAAAGACTTACGGAGACTCGGAAGGCGACGGACCGTACCGACGACAAGCGGAAAACAAGGGGTTTTCGCGAGGCCCGCCGCCGATTGTGTACCGGATTGTGTACCACTCCCCGGGGGACGCGGGGAAGGGCGCGGCGGGCCGAAGACTGTCCGGTTCCGTGTTGTGAAAAAGCGACATCGGGCGGGAGGGAAAATTCCGCTGGTTGCTCTTGACCAACCATGAGGCGGTTGGTATTATACAACCATGACGCGGACGATTGAGAGCCGCGACAAGCCCCGAAGAGGAGACCGACGATGGCCATCGAAGTGACTCTCCTGCACCCGCATTTCGACGCCAACCACCTCGCCGCAGTCACCGAGGAAATGCGGACGATGGGCGCCCCGAAGGTCAAGGCGGTGTGGCAGCCGGGGTGGGGCGTGTGGGTTGCGCTTGAAGGTTGCCATCGCCTCCGTGCCGCGCACGCTCTCGGCCTGACGCCCGAGTTCGACGAGGTTGAATATTCCGATCAAGACATGCAAGATCCGGCCCTCGGTCTCGATTTCGACGTCGTCGGCGTTTCGGTCGCCGATGTCGTTGATCGCGGCCACACCAGGCCCTCGCTCGTCTTCGGCATCGCCGACTGAGTCGCTTCCGCCTTCCCTTCCCGCCCCCGCGTGGGGGCGGGGTCATCCGAACCCCGAGAGAGGAGACCGACCATGACCGCGACTTTCGAGATTCCGCCGCAATCCAAGATCGACGCCCTTCCGGTCATGCACGTCCGCCGTGGCACGGGGCTTTGTGCCGACGCCCGGGCGGCGGAATGGTTCGGCGGGTCGATCCGCATCGGCGATCGGCTCACGGATTCCCAGGCCGCCAAGATGAGCGCCGAGGCCGCCTGGCGGGTCGACAATCCGCTTGATTTCGATGGCGCCGCCTATCTCGTGTACGATGCGGGCGGGTGGAGCGTCAACGTCCATGACGTCGACCCGCTCACGCCGTGGCTCGACGCCGACCACTTCCACGTCTCCGCCGTCTCCGCCGACGACAACCTCGAAACTCTGACGTCCGGCTCCATGCGGGACGAGATCGCCTCCGCCCTTGCGGCGGGGGAGCCGGTCGAATTCGGGTTCGCCACGCCCCCGCCGTCGAACCAGAGGGTCGAGATCGTGTTCTTTCCCGAGATCAACCGGGGGGCGATCTGCGATACCGGCGATCCGGCGTGGTCCGACGCGACGGACTGGCGGGACTTGGTCGATCGGCACAACGGCGTCAAGCCGTGGTCCCACTGAGGCTTGGCCCCGCGACGAGCGAACAAGATGACAACACCGAAAGTCGACGTCGCCGAACTTGTGGCGACCAACCGCAAAAGGCTCGGTTTGACCATCGACGAGGTCGACGCGAAAGCCGGATTGACCGTCGGCACATGCCTTGGCGTCGAACGGGGCGTGCGGGCGCAACCGGGATGGCCGATCCTGTCCGCTTTGGCCGGGATCGGCTTCGAACTCTCGGATCTATTCCCGATCCGGGCGTCGTTGCGATACCCCCGCCCGGTCCCGCTCCCGAAACTCCTCAAGATGGAGCGGGCGAGGCTCAATTTGACCCAGGTCGAAGTCTGCGGCCGGATGGGGCGGGAAAAGTCAATGTACAGTCGACTTGAGACGGGAGATCGGCCCCGCCCGGACATGGCGACGCTTGCGAGACTCTGGGAGATCGGATTCGAGGTCGGCTATGCCTTGCCCGTCCCCGGCGGGAGCCGCCGAAAGCGGCCCTCTCCCGCCCGACACGACACCCGCAGACTTGTCGGCGGCCCATACTCGCCGCCGCCCTACGAAGTCGGCGGCGCGCTTCGTTGCGAATTTCACGGCCGCGACATGGTGGTCGCCTATGCGTCGTCGGCCCCGATCCCCTGGCCTTGCGCGGTTTCGCCGGGAGCCTACAACAGCCCAATCGTCTGCGGCGACCTTGTTCGGGCGATCCGCGACGAGCGCGTCGCCGCCGTCGCCGAGTGGTGGGGCGTCTCCACCAGCCAGGTCAATCGGTGGCGACGACGGATCAGCGGATACCAGGTGCTACACAGGCTCTGGACGGCGAGCGAGGATGCGTTGCTCGGGACCGCATCCGACGTCGATGTCGCCCAGCGCATCGGGCGGACGACGGCCGCCGTCGCCGATCGCCGCCGGTCGCTGGGGATTTCGCCGTTCGCCTGACCTTTCCCCTTCCGCCCGCCCCCGACGTGGGGGCGGGAACCCAACGGAGTATGAGCATGACGACCGATCAAGACGGTCTCCGCGACGCCATCTACGACGGCGCGATGACGGCCGAGGCCGCTTACGACGAGTGCGGCGACCAGCACTACGCGGACATTGCGGACGCCTTGCGGAGCGTCAATCTGAGGGAGACCGACCTGGCCGCCGAAGTCCGGCGCGTGGCGGACGCGATCGAGCGGGAATGCGTCGGCATGAGGGCCAGGCGCGCGGTCGCCGCCCGGTACATGCGGAGGATGCTGGAGAGACACGAGAGGAAGACCGCCAATGCCTGACGAGACGGCGACGGCCGCCGTCGCCGTTCGCCTGACCTTTCCCCTTCCGCCCGCCCCCGACGTGGGGGCGGGAATCCAACGGAGCACGAGCATGGCGAGCAGTGAGCAGATCCCCGACATTCCGTTCCACACCGACGCCGAGAACCAGAAGTTCTGGGAGGACTTCGAGAAAGACCCCGAACTGGTGGCCGCACTCGAGACGTTCGTTGATCAACAGAAAACACCCAGGTCGCGGGGCGGTCTACAGCTTCGCGGACTGACCGCCCAAGCCAAGCCCGGCCGCCTCGTGGCGTTCGAGGACTTCGCCTTCGATCTCCTCCAAGTCTCTATTCTCCGGCCCGCCGGAGGCGGAGCGACCGGGTCGGGCTACTACGTCGAGTTGCACTCGGGCTACGGAACGGTCGTTGCGATGACTCCTGGAATGTTCGACGCCGCCCGTGCGTGGATCGCGGCCGGGATGCCGACCGCCCCGGATGGCGAAGTGTTCGACGTGATGGCCTGGCATAAGCGGCAGGGGAGCCCGACATGACCGGCGACGAGGCGAAGGCCCGCCTGGCGTATCTGGACTTCGAGGCGGGCCGTCTCGCCGAAGTGATGCGGGCCAACCGGGAGCGGCTCAGGCTCACGGTCAAAGAGGCGGGCGAGGCGGCCGCGACTGCGAGGCTGGGGCTCGCGAAGGAGCAGGCCGCCGCCCGGGCGATGCGGGCGATGTTGACCGAACACTAGAGGGAGGCCGTCCATGACGACGCCTGACACCCCGTCCGTTCCGACCGCCGCCGACATCGGGCGGCGGCTGGCGGCGGAGCGCGAGCGGCTCGGGATGTCGCTCCGCGACGCCGGTCGGCGGCTCGGGATCGACCATTCGACCTATGCGACGATGGAGCGGGGGCGAGACGTTCGGGCGTCGACCCTCGTCCGGCTCGCGATGATCGGGTATGACCTGCGTAAGATCATCCCCGAGGCGTTCGGGGCGGGGGGGCGGAAAAGGAGATTGTCCGATGGCTGAGAACTGTCCGGATTGCGGCGTCGCGCCCGGAGCGATTCACGTCCCCGGATGCGACGTCGAGCGGTGCCCCCGGTGCGGGCGGCAAGCGATTTCTTGCGGTTGCGGAGAGCCGGACCTCGATCCTTTGCCCTGGACGGGGGAATGGCCCGGCGAATCGGCGTGCCGGGAATTCGCCTGGTACTCCAGGTTTCGCCCCGGGCGGGGGTGGGTCGCATGCGGTCCGGATGTTCCGGGTTCCGGCCCCGACCTCAATCGCCTTTACGTGGAGGCGAAATGGAATCCGACATTACGGAGATGGGAGCGAAGCCGGCCGACGCCACTTGAGATGAATTCCAGGCCGCGTCGGCTCTTGAGCACGGCTCATCTCCGTTCGAACAGCATGTAGGTCGACGGGTGTTCGTTCCCCTCGTCCGCCGGAACATGCTCCGATTCGATCATCCTCCAGGCCGGATCAATGTCCGGCCGGAAGTCGAAGACCGTGTCGCCTTCGGCCTCCGCTTCGACCCGCGTCCAGTGGATGCGGTCGACGTGGGGGAGGAATCGGGCGAAGACGGACGCGCCGCCGATGATCCAGGTGGGGCGGCGGTCGGCCATATCGCGAAGCACTCGTCGGTAAACAAACCGGGCTTCGCCTCCGACATAGAACAAGAAGTTGTCGTCATAGAATCCGGCGATGGGCGGCGGATAATCATGCGGCAACGAGTAGTAGGTCAGGACGATGCTGGACCGCCCCGGAAGGGGTTTGTTTCCCAGCGACTCCCACGTCCTCCGGCCCATCACGAGACAGCCGCCCGCCGTCAGCCGCTTGAACCGCCGCATGTCGGTCGCCAGCCGCCACGGGCGCCTCCCGTCGCGGCCGATCACGCCGTTGAGCGACGAGGCGTAGATCATGGATGTCACCGCGAAGCCTCCTCCATATTTGGGTATTCGCGCGGGCATGTCTTGTCGACGTCGGCCTCGACGGCGGCGTCCAGCCAGTCGAGTTGTCTCGCCTCCCACGCGGGGAGGGGGGCGGCGAGGGAACGACGGATCAGCACGCCTCGATGATTATTGAGCAGTCGGAACTCCGCCTCGCGAACGACGATGCTCTCCGGCGGACGAATCGCGTCCCGGCCCATGATCGGCCACGGGGGACGGACGACGATCGCGCCGGAGACGATGATCCTCCCCGCGAGGTTGTGGACCGTCAATTCGCTCTTGACGAGCAGGCCCGGCGTTCGGGAGAGGATCGACATGACTTCCGCCCCGTCCCGGCTCCTCCTCGGCGACGAATATTTACGGATCTTGAAACGAAGCGTCGGATGATTGTCGACGACGTCGAACGTGACCGCGTCGAGGTCGGGGATGTCGAACAGCGCCCGGCAGACGGCGTCGCAAACGCGAATCCTCTTCACACCGCCACCTCCCCCTTGACGCCCGGATGGGGGGCGTAACCCACGATGGCGACGTGACGCCGCTCCAAGTCCCGGAGATCGTCGAGTTCGACGACGGCCGGGTCGATCCCCAGCGTCGGGAGCGGACGCGGCGCGCGGCTCAGGATCGTCTCGACTTGCGGCAGGTGATTGACGTAGATATGCGCGTCCCCGTAGCTGAAAATCAGGTCGCCGACGCCGACCCCCGCGCGTCTCGCGAGCAGGCGCGTGAGCAGGGCGTAGCTCGCGATGTTGAACGGGACGCCGAGGAACAGGTCCGCCGACCGCTGGTAGACGTGGCAGGACAGGCGTCGGTCAAGGGACAGGTGAAGCTGGAGGAGAATGTGACAGGGGGGAAGGGCCGACTCGCGGACGTCGTCGGGATTCCACGCCGTCACGATCATCCGCCGCGACCGGGGGGAGGAGGGATTGATCGCGACGAAACGAATCGACGTTTCAAGTTCCCGGATTTGGTCGATCCACCAGCCGTCGTCGGGCCGGTATCCTTTGACCGGCCACCGTCGCCACTGCGCCCCGTACATCCGGCCGACGCGGCCGGTCTCCTTGTCGGCCCACTCGTCCCAAATCGTGACGCCGTGTCCGCGCAGGTAGCGGACGTCCGTGTCCCCCCGCAGGAACCAAACCAACTCGTGAAAGACCGAGTCGAAGTGAACCCGCTTCGTCGTGACGAGCGGGAAGCCGTCGCGGAGGTCGATCCGCAGCCGCTCGCCGAAGACGGACACGGCGTCGACATGCTCCCCGCCGACCTTCGCGCGGGTCGGAACGCGGACGCCGTCGGACAGGACGCGGACCAGGAGGTCGTGGTAGGCTTTCACCGGGTTTCCTCCGGGGCGACGACCACCCCGCCGGACCACGACGCGACGTAGGCCGCCTGGTCGTGGGCGGCCCGGCTGGTCGCCTCGTGGCCCGGGCGGACGGGCAGAAACAGATAAAAGAGCGTTCCATCCTCCTCGGCGACCGCCCCCCGAAGGATGCGGCGGTGGACGGATTGCTCGGCGGCCGGACGCGACGCCGCGAACTCCTCGCACGACGTGTCGACGGCCACCCGCGTCGGGGCGGGGATCTTGGGGCCGTACCGGACGGCCCACGAGCGGCTCAGGTGGTCGGTCGTCATGATCGCGGCCTCCACGGCGACGTTCCGAGCATCGCGTGGGCGTCGCGGAGTTCGGCCTTGAGAATTTGGTATCGCCGCTCCTTCTCGGCGTCCAGTCCCCGGACGCAACGTTCGGCGAGCAATTCGCGATGGAGCCGCTCCGCCTCCGCCAATCCTTGTTCGTCGATGTCGTTCACGCGCTCGCCTTCTCCTTCCTTTGGTTCGCCCGCTTGACCTTGCGGGTGAGCTTGACCGGCCCCTTTCCGCCGGCGAGCCCGTCGTCGGGCTCGATGTGGACCGGCTGGTCGACGGGGTAGTCCGGGTCGACGTAGCTCCCCACCGCGTGGCCCGGATAGTCTCCCTCGTGGTCGCGCGAGCCCCGGTCGCAACCGACGCACGCGACGTACCCGTCGTAGGGCTCGTGGACGCCTTTGCGGGCGTTCCACACCGACCTGCGTCGATGGAGCCGATCGCCCCCGCCGCAACCGCACGACGGGCATTTCCCGCCCTTGCGGGCGGACTCGACGGACCCCGGCGTGTGGCGTCCGCCGGAGAGGACGAGATATCCGGCGGGCGAGACGGGGGCCGGGAGCCGGTCGAGCTTCCGCGGATCGCAATATCTCACGCTCGCGCTCCGTCGAAATATTTTTCATCCCTATGTTGTGCAAGGGTTTGCGACTCGGCATGGCCGAAAATCGTTCCGCGAGCCAAGATAAGGTAGAACACTATATCGGTACACCGGTGGATTGTACGACTTGGCGACCGACGCGAAAAGAGGATCGGCGAAGCGGTGGGCCGCGTGGGAGTTGTCCCGCGCGGGCTGGCCCGTCGAGCGGATCGCTCTGGCTCTCGGCGTCCACGTCAAGACGCTTGAGCGGTGGCGGCGGGAGGCCCTCGAATCCGCCGGAGCCGTCCGCGCGGCGTGCCGTCCGACGGCGGACGCCGAGTGAGGGGCTTCCGCCCGCGTCGTCGTTCGAAGCGGTTCCGGCGTCGGGACCGCCGCAAGGCCGCACCACTTGGGGAGTCGCGATGCTGTCCGCGCTGATCCTGTCCGCCGCCCTGTCCGCCCCGGCCCAGTGTCCGGGCGGAGTCTGCCCGGCTCCGGTCCCCGTCGTCCGTCCGTCCGTCCGCGCCTTCGCGCTTCGGCCCGCCCACGCTCCGGCTCCGTCGCGCCCGCGCGAACGTCGTGGGCTGTTCGGTCTGTTCCGGGGGCGTCGATGCCGATGAGGCTCGTCGTCGGCCGTCTCCGCGACGTCGCTCTCGGCGTCCTGTACGTCGCGTTCGGCGCGGCGTGCGTCGCGATGGAGATCGTCCGGGCGAGACTGAGGGGTCGTGGTCGGCCCGGCCCGCCGGAGAACGATTGAGCATGACCGAATGGACCGAAGTCCCCGGCGTCCGGCTGATCCACTCTCAAGACCGGCATGCGATGCGTGCTGGTGGAGCGGGAGGCCGAGTACGTCGAGGACTGCCGTCGTCGCGTCCAAGAGGCCGCCGCCGAGACGCCGTTGTTCGCGTAACACCTTAACACATTCGGGCGGTTCGATCCGATGTTCCAAAGAGGTTTGCATGCCGTCGGCCCGCAACGTCGTTCGTCGCGTCGCCCAATGGGTCCTACCCAAGGTCGCGGCTTTGGCGCGATTGGGTAAGCCGTCCGTACAGTTCGCCTACATTCGTCGGGAGCCTCCGAAAGTGCCCAAGATCATTTACCGCATCGACATCGTCAATCCCGTCCCCGAAGACGTCGGGAAGATGGAGCTGACCTACACTTTGGACGGCGGCACGCCGGTCGTCCAGTCGGTGGTTTCCGGCGACCTGGTCAAGTTCCCCGAAAACGCCAAGGTCGTCGGCTTCGTCACGGCGTTCGACGCCGTCGGCAACGCCGGGGAGCCGTCGGACCTGTTCGATTTCGTGGCCGTCGCCCCCGACACCACGGGGCCGGGCAAGCCGACCGTCCTGTTCACCTTCGTCGGCGTCGATCCGGACGCCTAACGCCGCACACCGTGGGGAGTCGGCCGCCGATGTCGTCCCGGCTCCCCGCGCTGATCCTCTGGACCGTCCTCTGGGGGTTCATGGCGGCCTACCTGGTTCTCATCGCTCTGAGGCGGCCATAGCACGAAACAAAAAAACGGATTCGGCGTCGAATCCGTGTCGTGAACGTCGATGCTCTACGGTCCTGTCTGTATCGCGCAAGCGATCCGGGCGGGGCCGGGGAACGGTGCTGACAACACCGCCCCCGGCGCCTAACACTCGGGACCGGACGCCGATCCCCGGCAAGGGACCGACGCCGGAACCGCAAGTGCTGAAAGACACGTTCGCATGCCCCATCTGGGTATTCAAGGCGCCGGACCCGATTCCGAATCCATGCCCTACCGCATACCGCTCATCATCCAAGCATTGCCGGACTGGATGATCGGCACCGGATACAAGGCGGTGTCCTACATGGCCGTCGCCTGTCCGACGATCCTCGCCGTCATCGCCGAGACCCCCTGGAGTCTGCTCGTCACGATCGTGGGCGGTCTGTTGGGCGCCTATATCGCCTATGTGAATCGGGACGCCGTCCGGGCGAGGGACCACCAAAAATGGGCCGAGCGCGAGGCGAAGATCATCGCGCTCGACACCGAGGTCGCCCTGCTCAAGAGCAGGATCATGGAACTCAGCGGGTCGGGGACGAGCCCCCGGCCCGCTCCGAAGTAGGCTCCGTCGTTCGGCGCGGCCGTTGCGGCGGGGAGAGGGGTAAGCCGTGAGTGCCCTCCCCCTCCGTCCTCCGACCGGAGGCATGGTTCTTCCCACCACGCGCCCCGCACGCCACGGGGGCGCCAGGCGGTCCGGGCGCCGGTGAATCCTCCTTCCGACGGCCCGGACAACCCAATACACGCCTTCGGGACTCGGCCAACGTCGCGAGACCGTCGGCGTCCCACCCCTTTGATTCACCGCCCGTCCCCGCAACCACGCTTCGGACGTGGGAGGGGACGGATGGTCCACCGTGGGTACCATGGTACCCAAACCAGCCCGCCGCCCGCGCGGCGGTTGATCCATAGATTCCGATCCGATCCGATCCTCTTGGGTAGTAGGGGGAGGGGGTGATCGCAAGTCCGGAGCCGAGCGACGGATGCCGAGTCTGCCCGATAGGCCGAAAGCGTTGACGGAGGACGCCCAAAAGGTCATCCTCGACGCGCTGAAATTGGGCATGCACTTTCGTCCCGCATGCGAATTGGCCGGGCTTACTCCCGAGACGGTCAAATACTGGATGCGGCTGACGGAGGACGGCGTTGAACATGCGCAAGTTTATGCCGATTTTTTCGGCAAAGTGAAAACGGCGTCCGCGTTCGCCGAAGGCCAGTCGCTCGCGACGCTGAAGGCCGGGGCGGCGGGCTGGCAGGCGCAGGCGTGGTTCCTCGAGCGCCGGTTTCCGAAGCGGTGGCGGATGAAGAAGGACGAGCCGCAACCCGTGGCCGCTCCCGCCAAGGTCGAGATCGAAATCAGGTATGTCGACGCCGAGCCGCCCGATACGGATTGAGCTTCCCCGCCCGCACGCCAACCAACGCAAGATCGTCTCCGAGTCCGACCGATTCAACGTCGTCAACTGCGGACGGCGTTGGGGCAAGACGGTCATGGGCAAGGATCGGGCGGTGTGCGGGCGCAAGGGCTTGCTCGCCGGATACCCGGTCGGCTGGTTCGCCCCGGAATATAAGCTGCTCCGGGAGGCGTGGCGGGAACTCAGGGACACTCTCAAGCCGATCACCGTCAAGGCGTCCGATCAAGACAAGCGGATTGAACTCGTCAACGGGGCCGTATTGGAGGGGTGGGCGTTCGACCGCTCCCCCGACGCGGGCCGGAGCCGGAAATACGGCACGGTCGTCATCGACGAGGCGGCCCATTGCGAGCATCTCGAAACGGCGTGGGGCAAGGCGATCCGACCGACCCTGACGGACTACCGGGGGGACGCCTGGTTCATCTCGTCCCCCAACGGGCCGAGCTACTTCCGCAAGCTGTACAAGCGGGGCGGGATCAAAGAGGGTTGGCGCAGCTGGACGCAAACCAGCTATGACAATCCATTTATCCTTGGAGCTGAAATCGACTCGGCCCGCGACGACATCGGCGACTGGGCGTTCGAGCAGGAATACCTCGCGGTCTTCCACGACGACGTCCACGACGGGTTGCTGAAGGATTTTTGGGTCGACCGCCTCCCCTCGGTTCACGTCGAAGCCTGCTCCCGCCGGGAGCGGGGCGCGGCGGGCAACCGGCGGGTGTTGGCGGTGGACCTCGGAGAGGGGACGGGCCGGGACCGGACGGTGCTGGCGGTCGTCGACCGTTACGGCGTCGTCCATTTGGAGGAGTCGTCCCAAGTCGGCATCCCCGAGGCGGCGCAGAAGATCGACGTCCTGTGCAAGCGGCTCGCGGTCAGGCAGGAGAACGTCGTCTTCGACGCGGGCGGGCGGGGGAAAGACCTTCCCCGCTACCTGGAGGCGTACCGGATCACCGAGGCCGCGCCGTACTTCGGCGGCGGCAAGGGCGGGCATCGGCACTACAACCGCCGGAGCAAGTGCGCGTGGATGCTTCGGCAGCGTCTCGACCCGGACCGGCCGGAGCCGGTCAAGCCGGTCGAATTGCCGAGGGACCACAAGCCGAGCCCGTTCGACCCGCCGCTTCCCAGGGGCAAGGCGACGCTTCAGCCGCCGTTCTCGGTTCCGCCCGGACAGCCGTGGTGGCCGAGCATGGCGGAGGAACTCAAGTCGCTGCGGTATCACATGGACGGGGCGAGGATCAAGCTCGAGCGCAAGGAGGACATGGCGAAGCGGCTGGGGCGGTCGCCGGACCTTGTCGACGTGCTGCTCATGGCGATGAGCCTGCTGGGGGACGAGTGAGCGGCGTTCCGTTCCGATCCAACCGGGACAACTTCCTGGACGTGGTCAAGGCGTGGTGCGACTACGTCCGCACCTGTTTACTGGTCAAACATGAGCCGATGACGCTGGACGAGTTCCGCCGGGCGGAAAGCGACTGGGATCGGCCGGACGGGAGCCGATGAACGACAGGCCGGAATGCGGGTCGTGTCCTTACTGGGCTCGGCATCAGGGGACTTCGGGGACGTGCCGTCGGGTCTCGACGGAATTCCCCGCCCGCGCGCAAGCCGAGTGGTGCGGCGAACACCCGGATTTCCCGGGGTACCTCAAACGAGCCAAGCGGGAACGCAATGCCGATCCAGGCGACGATGGTCAACAATCGGGTCGGCTATGAGTTCGAGGGCCGGGACCAGCCGTTTCACCGGCTGGTCGGGCCGAAGGACTTGGAGCGGATCGTCAAGGCCGTGACCGAGGGCCTGCCCGGGTCGAACGTCCGTTTGGCCGACATGCGGATGAACGAGGCGTACTACCGAATGAAGGGGGCGGATCACGTTCCCCGCCGGGCCGACGAGACGGTGTCCGACTACGCCAAGCGGCCGAAGCAGTGTCTTTACGTCCTGCGGGAGGCCGTGGACGACCTGTGCGACGGGCTGTACTCCCCGGGGCCGACCCGCAAGGTGTCCCGTGGGGACGGGGCGGAGTCGATCGACGAGGCGTCGGCCGAGTACGTCGAGAGGGTGTTGCTCGGGCTGTACAAGACGGCCCATGTCGACGTCGTCATGGCGGAGGCCAACCGCAAGGCGGTCCTGAACGACGCCTGCGCGGTCCAAGTCGCGTTCACCGAAGACCCCCGGCGCCCGCTCAAGCTGTACACTTACGGCGGAGACGAATTCGAGGTCTTCTGCCCGCTCGACGACCCGACCACGCCGTGGGCGGTCGTGACGATTTCGGTCGAGTCGGCCGAGAAGAACAAGAAACGCCGCGTCCTGACGCTCCACACGCCGACGGAGATCGTCAGGTACGCGACGAAGCCGGTCGCCGAGGACGCGACGTTCGACGGCGAGAAGGCCGCGCCGGACGGCGAGCCGGAGCGGCACGGGCTCGGCATGCTCCCGTTCGTCTTCATCCACAACCGCCGCCCCATCGACACGTTTTGGGGCAACGGGATCGGCGAGCCGCTGCGGAGGACGAACCAGGAGGTCGACCGCATCCTGTCGGATTGGGCGGAGTGCCAGCAAAAGTTCCTGGTGCCGGACGTCTTCACCCGCAACGTCTCGCCGAGTTGGCGGTACAACAAGCGGCCGGGCGAGCCGCAGGATCTCACGCCGCCGCCCGAGGCCCGCATGGGCGACATGGCGGTAGTTCCCGAATTCTTTTATGTACAGCCGACGATGGACTGGGGGATGGTCAAGGAGCATGTCGCCTGGCTGATCGACGCCGCGCGGGCGAACCTCAAGATCCCCCCGCCGATGGTGGGGAGGGACGGCAGCCGGGCGACGTCGGGGATACAGGTGCTCGCCGAGCAAATCCCGTATTGGCGATACCTGGAGTCGCGCCGCGAATACCTCGACATGGTCGAATCGGAGTTGGCCCGCGTCGTGACGGCCGCCCACGGGACGTATTTCGACGACGGGCCGCTCCGGGCGTTCGCGGACGATTGGCCGGGGCTGACGTTGACGTGGTCGCCTCCGTCCCTGCCGTTGCCGACGCGGGAGCGCAACGAGGCGGACGAATTCGAGTTGAAGCACTTCCTCGCGTCCCCCCAGCAAATCATGGCCCGTCGCCTCGGGATCACAAAGGCGGAGGCGGAGGCGAAGGCGGCGGAAATCGCCACGGACGCCGCCGCGTGGAACGCCATGTTCGCCACGGTCGGACCGGTCGCCACGGCGGAGACCCCCGCCCCGGAACAGGCCGCCCCGGAGCCGACCGCCGCCCCCGAACCCGAACCCGACCCCGAACCGGAAGACGAGTCCTAGTCCGCCGGGACGAAGATCCAGCACATATCGACGACGTCGTATCGGTGGCGACGGTATCGGGCCGAGTCTCCGGGCGCGAAGGCGACGGGGATCGGCCGGTATCGGTTGCGGGCCCACTGCTTGGGGACGTTGATGACGTCCACGTCGTCGGCGACGCGGGTCTCCGAGCCGTCCATCATTCCGCCCACCAGTTTCACGCGAGCCAAAGAAGGGGTCTCCGATGGCGAAGAAAGCCGCTCCGAAGCCGACCAAGCCGACGCCGTCGCCCGCCAAGGGCAAGCCGTCCATGCCCATGCCCCCCGCCAAGGGCGGCAAGGGGAAGAAGCCGGGCTGCGCCTGCGGCAAGTGATTCGTCGGCCGAACCGTTCGATTGTACCCCGCGCGGAGCCACGCCGATGCCCCCCGTTCGGACTCTCGCCGGAGTCAAATCGACCGGAAAGCAAAGCAAGGGCAAGGGCAAGGGCAAGGGCAAGGGCAAGACGGGCGACCCGGCTTGCTCCGCCGCGATGAGCGAATGGGTGCTCGGCCGCGCCACGGGCGACGTCTCCCCCGAGACGTACAAGATCCTTGCCGAGTGCCGCGCCAAAGGTAAGAACGCGAGACGTTCGACGCCGACCCCGGCGGGTTCGCCGACGTCGGCGGGTTCGGCGGGCGAGCGAGTCAAACGCGCGAAGGCGGTCATCGCCAAGCCGTCGCCCGCGTTGCCGTCGGCCAAAGAGCGGTTGGCGGCGGCGAAGTCGATCCGCGACAAGATGGCGTCGAGCGGAAGCGGAAGCGGAAGCGGCGGGGTGGGGTCGAAATTGGTGGCCGCCCATGCGGACGTCGCCGGAGAGACGCCGACGGTCAAGCGGAAGAGGTTCGCGGACGAGACGGAACAGCACGTCGCGAAGATTACGGGCGGGCGGTGGTTGCCCGGGAACGAGCCGAGCGACGTCGACATCTCCAAGCCGGGCGGCGGGCTGCACCGAATCGAGGTCAAGTCCAAGAGTTTCGGCGGCAAGGAAAACCTATCCGTGCATACCAACGCCCTGTACCTCAAGGCGAAGGACGCGATCGACAATCCCGGCAACACCTGGCATACCGTGGCGATCGACGCCCGACACGACGCGGAGGGCGGGGCGCACCGGGCGAAATACAGCGGCCACGATCTGTACTACAAGCGGGCCGTGGGGGCTTATGCGCTTAAAGATATGTACAAAGTCAAAAACGTCGCCGAACTCAACAGGCTGATCAAGATGACCGACAAGGAGCTTCCGCTCGCGGCCCGTGGGACGATGCCCAAGAAATCGGCCGTGGCGGCGATGGCGGCGAAGGCGGACAAGGAGCGGGCGTATAACAACGCCCGCTCCAAGGAGCGAAAGGCGAGGCTGGGCCGGGCCGCCTATCGCACGGTCAGTCCTCAATCGTAATCGTCTCGTTGTCCCGACCGAGCCCGATCCGATCCAGAAGGGCGACGACGGCCGTCCGGGCGCCGCCTTTCGGGGGATTGTACTTGTTGGCCGCGTCGTTCAGTTGGGCCGCCAGTTCGCTGGTCGGCTTGTATCGGTCGGTTTTCACGAATTCATCGATCGCCGGATATTGCCCGGGCGGAAGAGTGTTTATCCATTCGGCCATCGCGACGTAGGCGCCGGGACGGCAAAGATCCGTCGAGTGCGGCTCGGGGTCGTGGCCGGAAAGCGTCAATCCGACTCGCATGGGGTCGCTCCTTTCGGACCTCCATTATACCACGATTGACCGAACAGGGGCGCAAGCCATGCCCGCCGCCAGAGCCCGCGCGACCAAAACCAAGACCGTCAACGGACGCACCGTCTCCGCCAAGAGCAAGACGGGCGACCCGGCTTGCTCCGCCGCGATGAGCGAATGGGTGCTCGGCCGCGCCACGGGCAACGTCTCTCCCGAGGTCAATAAGAAACTCGGCGAGTGCCGCGCCAAGAGCCGCGCGCTGCGTCAGGGCGCCCAGCATCGGGCGGCGGGAAACGAGGGCAAGGCGCAACGCCTGGAGGCTCTGGCGGCGGGCAGGAAGGGGCCGATCACCGCCAAGGATCGACTGGCGAAGGCGAAGGAGATTCGGGCGCGGCGAGCCCCGAGTTCCGAGGCGAAGGCGGTGGCGAGAAAGCGGCTTTCGGCGACCGATCCGGCGTTCCGGGCGGCGGAGAATCGCGTCAAGCAACTGGATGGCCGACAAGGGAGGGTGATGGTCTACTCCCAGAAACAGGGCGACCACTACGGCATGACGAAGGCGGAGCGGGCGAAGGCCGATCGGGCGCATGAGGTCGGCGGCGCGATCGCCAAGAAAAAGCTCTCGATTATGGCGAATCAGGATCGGCGGGTTCGTTCCGAGGCGCAGCGAGCCGAATTGACGGCCAGGCGAGCCGCCAAGATGCAGGGGGGCGGCGACGGGGCGATGGGTGGACCGTCTCTCCGTCAGCAGGCCGACGCCTATCGAGCCGCGAAGGGAATGACTCCCGAACAGCGAAGCTACGCAGCCGCAACCAAGTGGCAGAACTGGCGAGTCGGAAGCCCGACGGCGGCGATGGGCAATATGCCGTCGTACACCAAGCTCGACAAGGCGTCGGCCAAGATCCAAGAGGGTGACGCCAGGTATCCCGAAGTCACAAAAAAGGCGGCGACCGAGGTTCGACGCAAAATCGAGTCTTTCAAGGAGAAGCGTCAAACCCCCTCGCTGCAATTGTCTCCGACCGGTCCGAAGTTGGTCGCCAATGAGTACGACGGACTGACGGGCAAAAAGGTGGGCGTAAAGCCTGTTTCGGCCAAGCCCGAAGAGTCGAGGTATGCCTACCGAGGCCAATCTCGGGAGCAGGCAGTCGAGAGCCTTCGGACTAAGAACTGGAATCAATACGACGTTGCGGACGCCGGGAAACTGGTCGCCTCGGGCGATGCTCCGCCTTGGTTGCGGGAGCAGTACCGCGAATACACCCGCATTGCCAAGGCGGAATCCCTGACCCCGACGGCGGCCGACGAGGCTAGGCAACGAAAGATTCTTGGCATCAAGGGACGAATGCCGAAGGCGTCCAAGCCCGTCTCATCCTCCCCCGCATCGCCCCAGCCCGCACAGGCGAAGGCGGCGGGACGGGGGACGGCGGAGCGGATGGCGGCGGCAAGGGCTCTGGTTGAAGCACGTAGAGCCAAGATCGACGCTAAGGACAAGGCCCACTCTGAAAAGCGATACGCCGAATCCAACTTTGAGGCGGTTCGACGTGTTTACGGCTCCGGTGTTCCGGCCAAACTCGCCAAACAGAAACTTGAGCGGAATCGAGCCGAATACACGGCGAAGATGAACGCCAAGCGGGAATTGCTCAAGCAGGCCGACCAGCACAGGCTCAACGATACCAAACCGGCCGAACGGCATTTTGGCTCGTCGCTTCCCACGCAAAAGGCGATGAACCGGAGAGACGTTGCCCAGCAACTCCGCGCCGACCGTGCCGCCAAGCGGGCTCCCGCTCAACCGGCCGTGTCGCCTCGTGCCGCTCGATACAACCGCCTTGAAGCCGAAGTGTTCCAGGGCAAAAAGGACGGCGTGTCTCAGATTCTTCGCCGCAACGCTTACTCGCCGGAACGTATGGCTGAAGCCGCAAAGCTGCGAAACATGCGGTCGCGTGTCCAGCCCGGAGAACGGCTAACTCGCGGCAAGGACGGCAAGCTCGCATACGTGCGAAAGACGATGCTTCCCGCCGATGTGAAGCCTTACGACGGAAGCAACTGGAACGCATCGCCCGCCGCTCCCGCTTCGCCTCGTCCTCTTGGGGCGTTCGGCCAGTCGATGACTCCGCTTTCAAGGGGCAAAGCCAAGGCTTCGTTGGACGCGACGGTCAGGCACAACGGCGAATTCATGTCCCGCAAGGCCATGATCGACAAGGCGATCAAGAGCGGCGCGGCTGTCCAGCAGTCCAAGACCGGACGACGGCTTACGTCGCCCTCTGGTGCGTTTCTTGACGAGGGGGCCACGACGAAAACCGGGATGAATTACGCCGAAATGGCGGCATCCCGCTTCGCCAAAGCCCAGCAACTCCGCGCCGACCGTGCCGCCAAGCGGGCTTCGGCTCAGCCGGCGGTGTCGCCTCGTGCCGCTCGGTACAACCGCCTTGAAGCCGAAGTGTTCCAGGGCAAAAAGGACGTCGTGCCTTACGTCGGACTCAACCAGGGACGCGGCGAACGGTTCGGCGACCCTCAAGTCGCCCAACAGGTCGAAGCGAGACGGAACGCCGTCGCCAGGGCCAAGAAGATGATTCGGAGCGACCGGGCCAAGCAATTGGCGGCTAAGAAGCGAACCGCCGCCCGCTCTTGATTCACAACCTCTAGAGATATCTCCATGTCGGATGCCTTGCTCGCCAATCAGAACGACCAAATCAGCCGCCTGAACGCGGAGAACGCCCGCTGGCGGCAGAAGTACAAGGCCCTTCAGGGCGAACTCGTCAAGGCGAAATCCGCGATGGAGTCGGCCGTCGCCGAGAAGGCGAGGATCGACGCCGAGGCGGACCAGCTCGCCGAGACGTTGGCCGAGTACCAGGTCGTTCTCGGCGACACGCCGGACATCCCGGCGTTGGCGGAGGCTCTGCGGGGGGCGACGATCGGCGACGTCCTGGACGGCTACGCCGAGGCGACGACGCGGCTGGCGAGGATCGACGCCGAGCCGTCCGTCCTGCAGGCCCGCATCGCGGAGCTTGAGCGGTCGGCCCGGGTCGCGACGCACCGATCCAAATTCGACGACGTCGCGCGGTCGCTGGGGTTCCGCGACGACGCGCTGGACGACCTCCGCATGCTCGCGAAGTACGAGCCGGAGTCGGACGAATTCGACGAGGACAACGTCAAGGATCTGCTCGCGCCCTGGACGGGCAAGAGCTACTTGATGACGCCGACCGAATCCGGGACGCCGGAGCGGAAGGGCAAGGCCGGGGGCGCCGACAAGCCCCAGACGGACGGGCTGGACGCCCGGACGGCCCCGGGCGGGGCGAAGACGCAAGCCGACGGCATGGCCGCGAAGAACGCGGCGAGAATGCCGGTCGTCGAGCGGGGAAGGCCGGAATCGGCCTCAAGAGTCCAGACTCTCGAAGATCGGGTCAACGCCCAATGGGCGGCCGAGACGGGAGACAAGGACGCCTTCACGCTGTGACGACGGCCGAGCCGTGAGGGGCGGGCCGAAGCGTCGCGGCATGGAGCCGCGCTGTGGCGAACGACGTATCCGCATTCAAAGCCGAGCTGTGGTCGAAGTCGATCATCCTTCAGCTCAGGCGAATCAACGTCATGTACTCGAAGGTCGATCGGTCCTTCGAGGGCGAACTCTCCGGCTACGGGGCGGTCGTCAAGGTCCGGACGGTCGGCGGGATCACGATCGGCGACTATGTCCCGAACTCGACGACCCTGACCTATCAAGACCTCAATCCGGACATCGAGACCCTGACGGTCGACCAGGCCAACCACTTCGCGTTCAAGGTCGACGACGTCGAGAAGATCCAGACCGACGAGGATCTGCTCCAGCTTTACTCCGGCGAAGCCGCGAAAAGCATGAGCGAGAAGGTCGACAACACGATCTTCGCCGTCTACTCGTCGGCGCACGCCGACAACCAAATCTCGTCGTCCGGAAGTCCGATCACCCTGACGTCGACCACGTCGGGCACCAGCGTTTACGACAATCTGGTGTCGGCCGCGACGGCGCTCGGCAACAAAAACGCGCCGTTGTCGGAGCGGTGGGCGATCATCGACCCGCATACGCACGGCCTGCTCCTGAAGGACACGACCAACTTCAACCGCGCGACCGCCTCCGGCGACGCCGTGGCGAGGTCGGGCGTGATCGGCGGGGCGATGTCCGACGCCGATCCGGGCTACGTCGGCGACTGCGCCGGGTTCCGGTGCTACGTCTCGACGGCGCTCCCCCGCAACGGATCGACCGGAAAGTACATCCTGTACGGTCAGGGCAAGTGCGTCAACTACGTCTCGAAGCTCCAGTCCTTCGAGTCGATCCGGCTCGAAAGCACCTTCGGCACGGCGATGCGCGGGCTGATCGTCCACAAGGCGAAGGTCTTCGCCGAGCGGGCGAAGCGGCTGGGCTACATCTACGCCGCGATCGGAAGCTGACGGATTCGGACCCGTTCATGCGGCCGCCGGGGTTTCGGCTCCCGGCGGCCGATTCACACAAACATGAAAGGCCGAATTCATGTCGCTTCCCACCGTTTTCGACCGATCCACGGAATTCATGTTCTTCGACGACTTCACGTCGCTGAACACCACGCAATGGTCGACCGTGGACGACGGCGCGACCGGGACCAACACTCTGGACGCCACCCACGGCGGCTGGATGGGCGTGGTCACGGCCGGGGCCGACAACGATTACCACACGATGACGACCGCCGCCAAGTCGTTCCAGTTCCAAGCCTCGAAGACGATGGCCTTCAAGGCGAAGATCAAGCTGACGGAGGCGAACACCAATCAGGGGTCGTTCGTCGTCGGCTTCATGGACACGACCACCACCGGCGGCCTTCAGACCGGAACCGGCGGCCCGCTCGCGTCGTTCGACGGAGCGATCTTCTATAAGATCGAGGGCACGCAGCTCATCAAGTTCATGGTGTCCGACTCGACGTCGCAGCAAACGTCCACGATCACCTGGACGTTCACGTCGGGGACGGAGTACACCCTCTGTTTCGAGTACGGTCCCGGCGACGGGACCACCGGCGTCATCCAGCCCTGGGTCAACGGCGAGCCGGGAACCCCGCTCAACGTCCCCATCGCGACGATGGCCGCCATGTTCGGGCTGTTCGGCGTCAAGGCCGGATCGTCCTCCGCCGAGACGCTGAAGATCGACTATTTCGGCGTGATCGGAACCCGTTGATCCTTTCTCCGCCCGTGGTCCCGACCGGCCACGGGCGGCCTTTCCGTTTTTCGAGACCAAAATCGAATGGACCGCAGCCGGGCGGCGGAGTTTCTGGGCCAACACCTGAAGCCGCTGACGAGCTTTTTGTGTCTCGGGCACTGGACGTTCACGGTTTGCTGCAAACCCTTGCCGGACGGAGTCCGGGCGACGATAGACATAAATGAAACGTATGAATTCGCCGAGATCGCGTTCGACGCCGACAAATCCTCGACCGACGAGGAATTGCTGGACACACTTTATCATGAACTGACTCATGTAATTCTGTCCCCGGCCGAAGTCTATTTCAAGTTCGCCTCGCCGCATTTCCCGGCGGGCTCGCCGTTCGCCGAATCGGAACGGGTCGTCCGAACCCACGCCGTGGAACAAATTGTGATCAACCTTGAACGGGTCTGGCGGAACGGACTTCGGGATTTTTATCTCGATTTGTTCACGTCCGGAGGGTTGGGCTAAATGGCCGCGAAGACCACGAGCGGGGCCGGATCGTTCACGGACGGGACGAAATGGGGCGGGGGCGTCGCGCCCGTCACCGCCGCCGACACGCTCACGATCAATCACGCGATGACGTGGGCGCCCGGCCCCGGATCGTCGTTTCAGATCGGCACCGGCTCCGGCGTGGCGCTGACGTTCGGGTCGGCGGGCTCGCTCACTCTCACCCCGGCTGGGGCGTTCACGCTCACCCTGGCGGGCTCCACGGCGGGCGGCAACGTATCCACGCGCGAGTTCGTCGTCAACGCGACCAACGGGGCGGTGACGATCAACATCGACGCCACCGGGGCCGGAGCCGGGTTCGCGATGCTGGTCGGCAACGGCTCGGATTCCGGCAACACGCCGTACAACTCCGGCGGCTGGGCGCTCAACGGCAACGCGACCTACGGCATCACGGTCGCCTCCCTGCCGTCCGACGGAACGAAAAACAGTCACTTCGCGGGGGGGACCAACGGCGGACGCAACCACATCGACGCAAGCTACGTCACGTTCCGGCGCATCGGATCGTCCTCCCAGGCCGCGTTCTCGCCGCACCTCGACGTTCGACTCAAAACCCACACATGGACGAACGTCACGCTGGACTCGTGCGGGCAATGGACGCTCAACGGCGACACGAATTTCACATCGACGCTGGTCTACACGAACGTGGTCTCGACGAACACGCTGACGAACGGCACGTCGACCTATCCGCTCAGCTTCAACATGGGCGCGGCCGGGACGAGAACATTCAACGGATGCCGTTTCGACAAGACCGTCAAGTTCATCGCGACGCGGGGGTTCGGCGGGAGCGGGTGCTACTTCCACAACGGCTGGGAGGGGACGACCGGAACCTATCACGGAGGAACGCTGACGAATTCGTTCGTCCGTCAGACGTTCGACTCGCTCATCACGGCGTTCAACGTCACGAATTCCGTGCTGTATTGGGACAACCCGGCCGGCTCCAATCCTCACTGGATCGCGACGAACGTCTCGGCGGCGGCGGGGACGGCGTTCCTCCTCAACGACAACGTCGTGTACTACAACGGGACCGACCCGGCGGGCAACATCTACACCGTCGCGCAAAGCAACGACGCCGACGTGACGGTCAACAACAACCTGGTGTTGCCGAACGCGGCCGGGTCGAACTCCGGAGCGCTCGTCACGTCCAGCGGAGCCGTCGGGGCGGGATCGGCCATCACGGTCAACCACAACACGGTGTTCTGCAAGGGGCAGCACGTCCTCGAAATCGGGCACCTTCAAGTCTCCGTCGAGTCGCCGCAACGATGGGTGTCCTTTAAATCAAATCTATGTATTGGTGGAACCACCGGATATAAATGCCTCAACGTCGACAACACGACGCTTCAGGACATCATCGCGCCCGCGAACGCGAATTACAACGGCTCATACCAGATCAAGACGACGTCGGGGGTGGCCGGCTTCACGAACGAGGGCCGGGGCTACGCGGCGAAGTGGTCCACAACCCCCGGAGCGAACGACGTCGACGGGGTCGACCCGGCCTTCGTCAACGGTTCGGCGTCGTTCGCGACGTGGTCGGCGTCGATCGGCGGGGCCGGGACCGACGAGGCCGCGCGGGCCGCGATCCAGGCCAACCCCGCGCTCGCGGCCGACCTCATGGCGTACCTCGCGGCGGCCTATCGTCCGACGGCGGCGGCTTACAACGGGGCCGCCCACGACGGCGGGACGATCGGCGCGTTCGCGGGGGCGTCCTCCGCCCTCTACATGACCGGCGGCGGCGAAGGCCCCGCGTTCGGATTTTTGGAGGCTTGACGACGATGGCGGAGACCGGGCGAAGGGTGAACGTGGTCGACGCCACCGGCGTCATGGCGGACGCGGCCGGGACCGAGGTCACGCCGAAGTTCGCGAAATTCACGACGTCGACCGCGACGACGAACGTCGAAGTCGTCGCGGCGGTGAGCGGCAAAAAGATCCGCGTCCTGTGCTGCGCCGTCAACGCGGACGGGGACGTCGACGTTCACTTCCGGTCGGCGTCCACCGCGATCACCGGCGTCCGTTATCTTCCGTCGTCCGGGGCCGGTTCCGGCTGGTCCTACGCGCCCGTGGGGCGTTTCCAGACCGCCGCCGGGGAGGCGCTCAACGTCTACCTGTCGACCGCCGTGGCGACGTCCGGCGAACTGACCTACATCGAGGTCGACTGATGCCCCGCAACGTCCCGCATCCGCTCGTGGCCGAGGGGCTCCCCGTCGCGGCGGAGGCTCCGATCGGATACGACGTCCGATACCCGTTCATGATCAAGGATCGGTTGGGGACGGCGCAGACGTCGCTGTTCGAATCCGGCGACGTCCTGGACGCCTCGCTGTGGCCGGGCGACGATCGGGCCGAGACGTTCGACCCGGCCGTCGCGTGGGTCTCCGCGACGGCCGGAACCGCCGCCCTGACGATCGCGGCGGCCGACACGTCCGGCATGACGCCGGGGACGTACAGGCTGCAGGTCTGGGCGATCGTCGACTCGCAGAAGTGCCTGATCCACAACGGCACGCTGACGCTCACCGCCGCTCCCGGCGCGGCCGCCGCGTTGACGTCGTATTGCTCGCTTCAGGACATGCAGCGGTTCTTTCCGTCGATCGGCGACTTTCAGTCGGCGACGGATCAGGCCGGGTTCGCCGAGCAGCGCGACATGGCCCGAAAGTGGTTCGACGCGCTGATCCAGCGGCACTACCGGGCGGGCTCCACCGGCCCGACGGACACCCGGTTCGGCGACTACGCGATCTTCGGCGGTCGGACGGGCGCCCGAAGCGACTACATCCGGGATCTACTGGACGACGACGCGCTGATCCTCAATCAAGACGTGATCGACTGCACGGCGTGCCACGCCGTGTCGCTCGTGCTGTCCGCCCAAATCGGCCGCAACGCCGACGGAGCCCTGCCCAGGCTCGGCGCCCGGTTCGCGATGCGGGCGGCGGACATGGCGTCGCTCGTCACGGCGGAACTCGACACGAACGCCGACGGGATCGGAGAGGTGGTCGTCAACCTCGGCAGTCACGACGTAATCAGGGGATGAGCATGCGATTCAATCGACTGACCGAAGCCGAATTCTTCGCGAAGCTCGCGACGATCAGGGGGGTCGACACCGAATCGGTGGCGGCCCGCCTGGCGTCGGCGCCGCTTGGACTGTCCGGCTGCGCCGTGCCGGGCCCGCACCCGACGTTGACGATCGGCGAACACGGCGGGCGGGAGGGGGAGGCGTCCGCCCGCCTCTGGATCGACGTTCCCGACGACGCCGAGATCCTCACGCCCGACCCCGATCCCGTGCCGGAGACGGCGCCCGACGCCGGTTGACCCGTGGTCGAACCCCGCGACGATCCCAACGGCTTCTTTCTCGGCCGGGGGTACGAGCCGCCCGGCCTGGAATGGACGTTCGCGCCGACGTCGCTCCGGCTGAAGTATTGGAGGAGGGTCGGGGAGATCGCGGCCGACATGAAGGATCGGGAGCTTGCGGCCGGTCTCGACCGGCACGGGCGACCGCTGATCCCGATCACGCAAGGGACGCGGGCGAGGCGGCTCCATCCGAACTACTCGCCGATGGGCCGGGCCGACCCCAACGCGCCGCCGCTCACCCCGGTTTACGGGGCGAGCCGGACGCGGAGCCTGCTCAGGCGCAAGGCGTATCCCGACGGCGTCGCGTTTCATTGGGCGTTCGACCCGCACACCGGCGGTTCGTGGGGCGAAGTCCTGGACCACCACCGCAAGGGGCCGAAGGTCCGCGACGTGATCGGCCTGTCCCCCAACTCCCGGGAGGTCGTCAAGCGGCGAGCCCGGGCGTGGTGGGAGGCGACGCTCCGCAAGATCCCGGCGGCGACCCGGCCCGAGCCGCCGCTCCCCGTCCGGTACGCCCCCAAGCCCGCCAAGCGGGCTCCGATCGCTCCGTACACGACGGATTGGCACACCATCGGCGCGGACGGGACGCTCGTTCCGCTCGCGTTCACGCCCCGCACGTTCACCCCGATCGTATCCACGGGGGTCGACCGATGAGGCTTGCGGCGCAACTCTCCGGCCGTCTCTCCGCGATGCTGGCCAGCCTGGACAACCCGGACTTCTCCGAACTCATGCGGGCGGCGGCGGTCGTCATCCACGACGACCACGTTCACGCCGTCCTGGAGGGGCGGGGCGGAGACGGGGCTCCGCTCAAGCCGACGACCTATCGCGGCTCCACCGTCGCGAAGCCCCGGCGGAAGCGGCAATCGCTGGCGACCGTCCGGGGCGGGATTCAGCCGTACCAGGCCGGTTCCGACGCGACGAACGGCAACCTGACCACGTCGGAATACCGCAAGCTCACCGGCCCCCCGCTCGCCCCGCGCGGGGTGTCGTCGCGGGTCGTCCGCAACTTCGTCACCAGTTCCGGGCTCAGGTCCGACGGCGCGTGGTTCGCCGAGGGAACGGTGATCGACATGGAGGATCGCAAGGGCCGTCCGTTCCTGCATTTCCACTTCGACGGGGCGGGCCGCCTCCCCAAGCGGGATCTGCGCGGGCTTCGGGCGGAGACGCTGGCGAAGCTGCTCCGCCTCTTGGAACTCGACGTCCGGCGCAAGTTCGCCGAAGGATGAGCATCTCTTGACTCTTCCACGCCTCCCTTTGCCGGACTCGGCGGAGACCCTGGCGCTGCGCGCCGTGATCCGCGTGCTCCGATCCGATCCGACGCTCGAATCCGTCGTCCGGTCGTGGTGCGTTTGGGACGGGTCCGACGCGGACTTGATGGATCGAACCAAAGCCGGATACCCGCACGTCGCCGTGACGCCCCAGCCGGGCGCGACGAGCTGGGCCGAGGAGTCGCAACACCGCAGCGACGTCGTCCTCGCGGTCGAGACGTTCGTCTCCGGGACCAACGCCGACGACTCGCTGAACCTGTGGGGAGCGATCCGGCGGGCGTTGTTCCCGCCGCTGGGATCGGCCCGGCGCGCGGCCGTCGCCGCCCAGCTCGCCCCGCTCGTCCATAACGGCGAGTTGATCCGTCAACCGTTTCAGTTCGCCGATCCGTCCGGGGCGGCGGAGAACCAAGTCTCCTACGGCCGGGGCGAACTCCGGTTGCTCATCCTCGCCGACACTTGACGACAAGGGGCTCGCGCTATGGCCTGGGGCGCTCGACAGTGGCTCGCGATCATGCCGGAATCGACCTACGGGACGTACAACACCGGCGGCACGCTCATCTATATCCGATTGGCGTCCGACAACGCCTTCTCGATGAATCCGACCGTGCTGTCCGAGGACATCCGCGACGCGGGCGGCGGCAACCGCAAGGTTCAGCGGGTGGCGACCCGCAAGTCCCACGCGGGCTCGCTCACGACCCCGCTCTACCCGACGCAGGCGAACGCCCTGCTCGCCTGGGGGGCGACCATTTCGTCGAACGACCTCGGGTCGTACTCCATCAACCATTACGACGGCGTCCGGACCCGCCGCTATCTCGGGGTCAAGGTCGGCAAGCTCGGGCTCGCCTGCTCGCCGACAAGCCATCTCATCCTATCCCTCGACCTCGTCGCGCAAACGACGGCGTCCGACCCGACGTTCGCGGAACCGGCGTTCTCGTCCTTCCCGACCGAACTGCCGTACACCTTCCAGCAATCGTCCGGCCAGTTCTCGGTCGCGGCGTCGGCCCGAACGAGGTACAATTCGTTCGCGTTGAGCATCGTGAACATGCTCAAGCCGCAATTCGAGGAGCTTGACTACATCTCGTCGCTTCCCTACTGCGGCCGGGACGTCTCGTTCACGACCTCGTTCCAATACTCGGCGTCGACCGACACCGCCGCCTACGAGGCGCAAACGTCGCTCGACACGACGATTGCGTTCGTCCACGGGACCAACACGCTCACCCTCGATTTCCAGTCGGTCGGCAAGCTGTCCTCCCGCGCCCGCTCGATGCCGCTCGGCGACATCAGCCGGGAGGACTACACGCTCGACGCCTTCTATGAGTCGGCGGGCGGGACGGACTTCGGGTTCACGGTGGCGTGATCACCTCGCCGGGCCGGTCAGGTTCCTCCGCCGGACCACGACCGGCCCGGCGGTTTCGCTCCCCTCCAGGGGGAGGACCGTCGTCGGGCGGTCCCCCTCCCGCATCCCCAATTCGAGCGGAGCGACGTCGGACACGACGCGGGCCTTGAGGCCGACGGGGATCAAGGCCCAATCCTTGTCCCCGACGACCCGGTCCTTCGGGATCGTCGCGTAAACGGTCGAATCCGCGTCGTCGACGAACAGGACGGAATCGCCCACGGCGAGACGGGCCGCCCGTGGGTCGCCGGAACATCCGGCGCAGACGACGGCGGACAGGATCATCAAGGCGGACGGAAGCGGGTTGCGGCGCATGCTGAACCTCCCATGAAGCGTTCGGGCCGGAAGGCCCGATATTGTCTCACGACGGATCACCCATGCCCAGCGCCCAGCAAATCGCCGAACTCCTCCTGAACGTCACCGGGACCGAGGCGGTCAAGGATCTCGAAAAGGCCCTGGACGCGAACAAGGCCGCCGTGTCGGACCTCGCGGCGGCCTATGCCGCCGGGGACGTCGAGACGAACGAATATCTCTCCACGCTGAAGAAGCTCGCGACGGAGAAGGCGTCGCTCGCGGCGATCATCGACGACATAACCAAATCCCTCGCGGCGCAGGCGGCGGCGCAGGCGGCGGCGCAGGCGGAGGCCGAGCGCGCCGCGAAGTCCGGCACTTACGACACGATAACCAACGCCTACGAGGTCATGGACGAGGCCGCCGAGGTCGCCACGTCCTCGGCCAAATCATTCGCGGATGCGACGAGAGAGGCGGCCGAAGCCGCCGCGAGGGAGGCGCTCGCCGCGAAGCAGGCCGAAGCCGCCGCGAGGGAGGCGGCGGAATCACAGCGGCTAAGCGAACAGGCGGTGAGCGATCACGCCGACGCTCTCGACATTCTCGGCGCGACGACCTACGACGTCTCGGCCGCGAACGAACGGCTGGCGAGCCAGTCGCGGGCGACGGCGTCGGCGACCTACGCGGTCAAGGAGAGCGCGGACGAAGCCGCGAACGCCTATCGGAACGAACTCGCCGACTTGACGGCGCTTGCGGGCGGAACCCGTCTGACGGCGTCGGAAATGGCCGCCCTGAACAACGCCAAGGCCGCCGGGGTCGATGTCGGCGTCAGGCTCAAGGCGTCCATCAAGTCCATCGAGGCGGAACTCGCCGCGCTCAAGGCGCAAGCGAAGGCCGGGACGATTTCGCTCGACGATTTCGAAGAGAAGGCGTCCGCCGCCGGAACGGCGTTGCATCGACAGAAAAGCCTGCTTGGCGCGGTGAGCGGCGAATTGTCGGTCAATTCGACGAGGTTCCTGCAGCTCGGCCAAACCATCGACGACCTGCAATATGTCCCCGAAATGGGACTTCGCCCGATCATCAACAATGTGATGCAAATCGCTCCGGCGGTCGGCATCGCGATGATCGCGTTCGAACTGCTTCACAAGATGGTGGGGGAGTCGCTGGTCAAGGCGTTTCAGGATTTTACGGGCCAAACGAAGACGGCCGAGACGACGTCGGAGGCGTTGAAGAAACGGCTCGACGAACTGACGGCGAAGCCGCACAAGATCGCCGTCGACTACGCCGACCTGGACGCCGCGCAGGCCAAACTCGACAAACTCAAGGCGGAGGAGTCCGCTTATGAGGCGTCGAAGGGATCGAAGCCGGAGCAGGATCTCGCCGGGCAAGCGTCCGACGTCGTCACCGGCTACCTCGGGGGCGCCGACGCGCTCCGTGGCGTCGTCATGGCGACCGAGAAGGCGTCCGGGTTCCGGCACGGCTCCGCCCAAGATCAAGAGTTGCTGAAGCAACTCAAGTATCAACTTGATCATCCGGAGATCGACGCCCGAACCGGGCTGGCGAAGGTCGACCCCGAAGTGACCAAGCGGTCCATCGCCGAAGTCGAAGCCCGCATGGAGCGGGCGACGATGGATTTCGCCGGAAAGGAGGTCGCCCGGTTCGCGGCCGGAGATCCCGCCGCCATCGCGGCCATGAAGAACCGGGCGAAGGCGTTCCCCGGCGCGTTCTCCCGGACGGGCATGGACGGTTTGACCGGGGCGGAGGCGCTCCGCGACATGCCGGGCACGATTGAGGAGGCCGCCCATCGGCGGCGAGTCGACGAGCAAATCGCCGAGACGGACGAGGCGGACAAGACGAACCTCGGGGAGTTCCGCGAGCGACGAGCCGCGAAAGCGAAGGCGAAGGCCGAAGCCGACAAGGCTCTGAGGGCGTCCGAAGACGCGACGCAGCGGGAGGAGGCGGACCTGGACAAGTTCGCCGAAGCCGACAAGGCGAAGACGAAGGCCGCCGAGATCGAACGCGAGCGCATTCGCAATCAGCAGCGCGAAGCCATGACCGCCATCGCAAAAAAAGAGGCGGCGGCGAAAGCGAGTCGGGCCGAGGCCGCCCGTGATCCGCAACAGGCCGCGATCGACCGCATGACCCCCGAGGCCGAGCAGCGGCTCCGGAAAGGCGGACTCGGCGCCGACGAGGCCAAGGCGTTCGCGCCGGACCTGGCGAAAGCCGTGTTTCAAGGGGCCGACGCCAACTTCGCGACGCAGCAAATGGTCGCGCAAGTGCTCCAAATGCTCGCCATGACCAGCCAGCGCGAAGCCGCCGCCAAGCGGATGCTCCACAACAATCAGGCGGAGTTGAACCGGCTCCGCAACCGCCAGCCGACCCGGCAAGACCTCATCCCCTAACGGCGACTCAACGCATGGCGACCCCTGTGGCCGTCGTCACGATCGGAGGCGTCGATTACGACGCGGCCGACCGGGCGGCGGAGCGGTTCAACTCGCTCGACTCCCTGACGATCCATCTTGGGGAGTCCCCCGACGAACTCGCGTTCACGTTGGCGGGCATCGGTCCCGTCCCGGTCTTCACGGTCGGACAAACGTGTTCGCTGACGTTGGACGGATCGACCGTCTTCGTCGGGGACGTCGAGAGCGTCCAGCAAAGCCAGACGAACTACGGCTGGGCGGCGGCGTTCACCGCGCTGGGGCTCCGCGCGCGGGGCGAGCGGGTCACGATCACGGCGACGGACGGCTCGGGCACGGCCGTCTACAACCGTTCCCCGGACGATCCCGACTACCTGTCGACGGACGCCGGGCTGACGGTCGGGGAGATCGTCGAACGCATCCTCGAATTGGCGGACAACGCTTCATTGCTCCACGCGCTCGGCGTCGGAAACTACACGGTGTCGCTCGGCGTCTACTCGCTCCCCGCCGCCACCGTGTCGGACCTCGCGAACCTCGACGTCGTCCCCCGAACCGAGGTTTCGATCGGCGGGGAGGCGTTGTTCAGCCAGATCGAAGACCTCATCCACAAGTATCACCCGAAGTATTCGCTCCGGATCAAGCCCGACGGCGTGATCCGCGTCCTGAACGTGTTCGACATGGCCGCGACGACGCGGACGCTGACGGTCCCCGGAGACGGCGCGGCCGACCCGGTGACGTGGCCGTCGTTCACCCGGTCGACGGCGGGCTGTTACACCAAATTCGTTATCAAGGGGATCGACGTCGAGGCGGCCATCGGCTCCGTCGCGGACGGGACGCTGGTCAAGGCGTGGTCCGGGGCGGAGGAGTCCGCTTGGACCTACGCCGACTTCGTCGAGCCGAAGGACGCTACGGACGTCGGAACGATCACGTCGCTGACGTCGACCTCCGCCGTGTGCGACCCGACCGACAACACCGCCTCGGCGTCGTCGAATTTCTGGACGTCCGCCAACCGGGCCGGTTGGATTCAGCTTTTCTACTCGACCGGTGCCGGTATCGAGATATTCGAGACCCGCGAAATCACGGCGTCGACCTCGTTGTCGTCGGGCGGAACCTACACGATTTCGTGGGATTCGTCGCTTCCGCTCGCCCACACGAATTACGACAAGTATCGGATCGTCGGCAAGTCGGGCGGGCTGATCGAAGTCGGCCGCCTGTACAAGTTTCGGGAGCCGGATTCGGGAGCGACCGGGCTGTCGACGTGGGTCGGCTCGCACCTCCGCCGCCGGTTCGCCCGCCCCATGCCTTGGGCAAACAACGGCAAATCCTTCAATACGTTGACGTCGGTCGGCGTCGTCATGTGGTCGCGCACGGGCGACCCGCCCTACATCGAAATGCCGGTGACCCTTGAAGTCGTGCCGTCGATCGGCGGAGTCCGGTTCACCGAGCCGGTGTTCGCCCCGATCGCGAACCCGCCGCTCACCCTGTCGAGCGGCTACCCCGAGGACTATCCGGACGGGCTCCCGGTCGACGTCAAGGTCATGGTCCCGTACCACCGGGGCGCCATGACCGCGTCGGCTCCGTCGTCGGGCCACGAGGGGACCGCCCACGACCTCTACGGGCTTGAGCGGACGAAGACCGTGCATGTCGCCTCGTGGCTCCACCGGGGCGACCAGGCCGACATGGAGGCGCTCGCGCGGCAATATCTCGACGTGATGAAGGACGAGGTGATCGAAGGGTCGATCACCTATCTCGGCTGGCCGTCGTTCAACCCGCTCGACATGGGCTATGTCCTCAACATCGCGATCCAGGGGGCGGCGGGGCCGCTGGACGGGATCGACCTCCCCGTCCGATCCGTCACGGTGACGTGGCCGAACGACGGCCCGGTCGCGACCAAGGTCGCATTCAAGTTCTCGAACCGCAAGCGTCCGTTCGAGGCGGACGACCTCTACATGCACCCGGCGTTCGCCGTGGGCGAGACGTCGGGGCAAGGCGGGGTCAACGTCTCCGGCGGCGGGTTCGCTCCGCCCGTGGACCTCACCGGGGCCGGAGCGTTCGACCAGTTCATGGGGGCGGCGTCGGGGGCCGCCCAGGCGTTCGGCGGGGCGATGACGGACACGATGGGCTCGTTCGCGGGCGACGTCGGCCGCTCCCAGGCCGGGTTCATGGCGTCGGCTCCGGATCTGTCTCAGCCGTTCTACGCGATGCCGAGCCTGAGCATGGGCATGGGCGGCGGGGGCGGCGGGGGGAGCAAGTTCGCGAGCGCGAAGTCGCCCGAGAAGCCGGTGGACTACAAGTCGGGGATCATCGACCACTCGGCTCCGCCGACGATCGCAAACAAGGCTCTCGAACCGAAGCCCGCGCCACCCGACAAGGGACTGAGAGAAGCCCGGAACACGCTTGGATGGGCGAAGCAGGGCGGACCTCATCCCGCGACGCAGGGCCCGTCGAAGGTCATGCCGAATTACGACGCCGTCGCCGCGAAGGAGGCCGCGAAGGGGGCCGACAATCGCCCAATCGCGAATCCGGCGAAGCGAGGCGCGAACATCGTCGACCACTCGACGCCTCCCACGGTGAAGAACAAGGCTCTCGAACCGAAGCCCGCGCCGCCCGACAAGGGCATGAGGGAGGCCCGAAACATGCTCAGATCGTCACGACGGGCCGGAGATCACCCCGCGACGCAGGGGCCGCCCAAGGTCATGCCGGATTACGACGCCATTGCCGCGAAGAATCCGAACGCGCCGAATCAAGACCTTTCCGGACTCGACCTTTCCGCCGTCGTGGGGAACAACCCGACGGAACTGGACGACGAATATCTGCAACAATGGATGGAATCGGCCGGGGGCGGCGAATGACGACGATCGAATTGCGCATCAAGGGGCTCGAAGAGGAAATCAAGCGTCTCCGGAACATGCTCCGCGCGACGGACGCGAAAGCGCAGCTCGCGCAGGACCAAGCCAGGACGCCGCCCGCCCGCGCGCCGATCGGCTCCGGGCTCGGCTACGCGATCGTCAACACCGGCGGCGTCTCCGCCTGCTCGGGCACGACGCCGGGGACCGGGTCCGTCAGCCTGTGGACGAACAACAACGGCGCGATGGAGGATTCCGGGAAGGACATCGACGTCATCAGCTGGTTCACGTCGGCGTCCGTCGCGTCCGGCAAGCACGCCATCATCTTTTCGGACGGATACAACTACTCGCTCCTTTCGGCGGATTGCTGATGAGGTTCTCCCCGGCGTGCAATTGCTGCGGGTCATGCACGGGCTCGGTCACGGCGTCGTCGTCGTGCAACGGGACGATTTCGGGCGCGACGTACAAGCTCGTCGCGTCCGACGGCGTGACCGTCGTCGCCACGCTCACGGGCGGGACGTCCGTCACGTTCTCCTCCGTCGCGGGCGGGTCGTCGTACTACGTCGAGGTCTCCAAGACCGGCTATCACACCAAACGGTCGACCCTGTTCAGCGTGGCGTGCGGCGCGTCCGTCTCCAAGACGGTCTCGACGTGGCCGACGACGTACAGTTTGACCGTCAACGTCAAGATTCAAACATGCGACCTTTCCGGAGCCACCGTCGCGGTCACGGGAGACTCGACCGGATCGGGATCGACCGACGGCTCCGGCAACGTGACGCTGTCCCTGTCGTCGTCGTCGTCCGCCGAACTCCAATCCCTCTCCTACACCGTCACCCCGCCCACCGGTCATGGGGCGGCGGTCAAGACGGGCTCATGGTCGATCCACGCCTGCTCCCCGACGACCCAAAGCGTCGGCGTGCTGCCGTCCGCCGGTCACGTCGCGGTGGTCTGCAACCGCCGGTACATGCCGGAGGAGCTTGAGGGGACGTCGAACTACGGATCATGCACTGTTGCCTTCAGTGGCGATCCGGCCTTTCCGATGTGGTTCGGGTCATTCACATACACATCCGAACATTGCTTCGACCTTTTCGAGTGCTTCCCGCCGCTCGGCGAGTTTCCGTTTCCGGACCAGACGGCCGACGTCACGGTCACGATCGCTCTTTGGATGGACGTGGAGTCGTCGGATTGCGACACGAGCGTTTTTCGAGCCTCCCGCAACCTTTGTCTCGAAGAAGGATTGACCTGTCCGGAGGGCGTTGAGCCCGTCGGCGAGGCCCGCTGTCAGCCGGTGTCCGACCACGCCGTGACGGAAATCGGATCGTCCGGATTCGCGAACTGCTCGATCCCCCCGCCGCCCGGCAGTTTCTTCAGCGACTATCAGGATTACTCGTGCCCCGCCTCGATTTCGATGGACTTCGCGATTGCCGCCGTCGCCGCCGTATCGTGCGGCACCTACGAAGAGACCGAGGACACGATCACCTTCACCGGCACCATCGCCTGACCCATGCCGACATCCCGCAACGGCCACGTCTACCGCCCGAATCCGCCGCGCCGGTTGGTCGGCCCGCCGTCGTGGCTGGCTCCGGACCATTTTGTCGACGCCGACAAAATGGTCCCCGCCCCGACGCCGGAACGCCGCGATCACCTCGCGTGGAAGGCCCTCATCTTCGAATGCGACTACCGGGGGGCGGACGCGGAGCCTTGCGGGTGCGCCCGGCTCCACTACTGCCTCATGGGCAAGGGCCGCAAGGCGGAGGGGATGTCGATCGGCGCGGTATC